TGGTATAAGCCAGCAGGATGATATGGATATACAGGAAATGCTGAAAGAATTGTTTGAGGAGTAAGAGATGAAGGAAGAAAGAGATTACCTGGTGAAAGTATTAAAGGAATCTGGTATCAGGTCAAGAGTACATGATTCAATGAAAAGCCTCAAAAATTGCAATGAAACACATGTTGGGGCAGTTTTAAGGGTGAAAGAAACATTTTCGCGTTCAGGCTCAAAAAGAATATATGAAGAATCGGGGCAACGGAAACAGCGGAAGAAACTTCATGAGAGAATCACGATACTGCATGTAGTGATTGCAGATTCAGATGAAGAGAAAGTTGACACGATACTGACTAATTTCATGAAAAAAATTGGAAAAGGTCTTCCGGTAGATAGAAACTGGGTAGAGATCAATGTCGGAGATGTGGACTGGATCGAGGAGGGGGACAGCATCCTGAGAAGTAAAATAGCAGTTGAATTTGATGTCACGCTGACAGGTGGCATTTATGAGGATACAGATCTTAAGAAAGTCGGAATCGGAATGATTGAGAAAAAATAATAACAGGAGGAATAATATGGCAGAGAA